CACTAGAGAACCCAATCCTAGCCGTGTTGAATGGCTAGGATTGCCGGGTAAGAACCCGGTTTGGGATCTCCCACAAGGGCCAAAGCCCCGCCAGTCTCTTTACGAGACTGGCCACCATCCAAGCTTGATGCTGACGCGCTTGGGACGTCCAGAACGTTCCAAATGCTTCTCATCTTGTCCAATGGGTGGTGCCCACGGGGAAGGTTCCGTTTCCGGAACCGTGCCGGGCTCGTACCAGGGGGTTACCCCCCTTAGTTGAGTACGAGATTCCAGCTTGAGTAAGCACTTGAGCAAGGCACCAGTACCGTCCAGCACATCGCTGGGCGCTTTGGCCTCCACTGCATATCCCCGAACTTGTGGGATATGAAGGCTTGGGTGCATACGTTGGCCTAATTCACCACCGTATGAGACCCTGCCTAGCACGGGTGAAGTTGGGTCTACCTCGGGGTAATGTTTCAACATTCCCCCAAGAAGGTTGTCCAACCACTCAACGGTACCAAAGTAACCAAGCTGAAACAGCTGGTTCCTTAACGATACCGCTGAGATTACACCCTTAACGTCTGCCATCGTGTAAGGTAACTCCTGCCGGACACGCGTTATACTAACGTCGTGCCCATTAAGGTATTCCTTACCACAAGACTCTCTGAACCGACCGGTCCAGAAAGACTTGTCCAGACCAACGCGAGCACCGAAATGCTCGAGAGTCTGTACGATGGTATGCACATGGTCTACGGGGACAATCAAGTCATCTCCGTAGATACGCACCGAGCCAAGAAAGGACTTAACGTCCTTCTTGGTCAGTGATGTGTTGAGCGACTTCTGAATTCCAAGAAAGATCAACGTCGTAAAGACGAAGGCCTCGATTGGAAAACAGAGTGCTGAACCCATAGACGCGAACTTGGCGAGACGGATTACTCCGTGGCCAGGTACGTCTGCCCGTCTCGAGCGAGAGGCTTGAATGGCCTTCTGCAATGAAGGCCACCTCCGCGTCATTCGAATAACGAGCTGATTGGAAACACGATCTGATGCATCACTCAAATCGAGTGTTGCGGTCCGACCATCGGTCGAACCTTGACAAGCCAAGACCTGATTAGGGCCTTGGTCGTCAAATCCAATAAGCCCACACAGGAGTTCATCCCTGTAGAAGGCTTCAAGAATAGATTGCAAGAGAGCTTGCTGTGTATATTGCATACACGTGGGCTCAATCGCAATTATTCTTGGTGTTTTCAACGTTTTAGGGACTGAGATGACCCGAACGGGCATCTCAGAACCAGGTTCGAGGACGGAAACCTTATCCAAATCAGCAGTAAAATGATGATTCGGAATAAGGTATCTGTCGAGAAGAAAAACTTCCGACAGACGACTAGTCCACGACTGCAGCTGATATTTACCATTGCTGGTAAGCTTATCAGCTACAGCACCGGGACCATGCTTGGGAAGAAGCCTGTCGTAGTAGACATCTCTGTCTACCACGGTAAAGACTTCTTCGAAAAGCAAATTCGACATTTCCTCGAAGTCAGAAAGATCTCTCTCACTGACTTCGGAGTCGAATTGCCTAACGTCCTTCTCACACTCGATATATCTAACCATCGCATTCATTGTCCTTGCATCACTGCAAGGTAATGAAATCTTCGCGAAAGACAACGTAAGTTGCCTTATCGCTCGGATTGCATCGATGGAAGGATCATCGAGCAACACACCACTTCTCCGGTCGAACACACGGTTGAAGAAACCTCCGAGGAATCGGGGGAGACTTCCCCTTCCATTAGAAAAGGAAGGGTGGATGCCGACCTGGCCCTGGTCTATCCATTTTTGGATGGACTTTCCAAAGTCAGGTAGGACTATCGTAAGAAACGATAGTCCCTCATGTTCGAACCGCCTTCTGGCAGTTTTAATGTCAGAAGTGGCACTGGTGCAGCAAAGGATGGCAGAATCTTCGGCCATCCTCGTCCAGAGTGACATAAGGCTTTTCACTTGCCCTCCTAATAGAGGTGACAAGATCCATAGCCTTATGACTCTCACCATCGCGAAATCTGCCTTGGCAACTCATAAAAGAGCTAACAAGGCAGCTCACACCCCTCTTAGAATAAGAAGGGTGTAGGGCCTGAAAAGGCCCTGCTCCAACTCGCGATGACCACAGCCGATGCCTCAAAGGCAGGGAGTGAAGAGCTGCCATCAGACCACATGAAATTGGTCATGAAGCAGTGTTACTATCGACTGAGCAACTACCAAACCCAGAAGCGCAATGGATTTATATCCAAGGCGTATATGGATAAGGATGTCGCCGTTCGATAGCTCTTCATCTCCCGACTGATGCGGGTTTGAAGGGTTCTTAGACAGGTAAAGAGCGCGAGTAGCGCGCTTTACTTCTGGCCCAGAAACCCGAACACGCACCATATCGGACTAACTCTCACCAGCAAGAAGCTTGGTGATGAGAGCATCGCTCGATGCCGAAAACTGGGTTTTAAATCCAGTATAGACAGCGAGTTGCTCTGCCGCCGTGTACCCAGCAACGGGAACGTCAAAGACGATGTAACAACTCATCGAAACTTTGACATTCTCAGCCGGGATAAACG